TTACCTGTTTTGGGCTTGTTTGTGGCGCCTACTGTAGTGATAGGTTGTTGGCTGCTGGTAGAAACAACCCCCATAATCTGGCCCTGCTGACGAAAGATTCGCTCATCAATATCTGTAGGGAACGACAATGACAAATTGTTTGCCTTTATTGGAAACCTGTACTCTACATACACGGACCCAGCTGTATACGTAAGTGGCGTGTTCTCTAGGTCCCTTGCGTTTAAGTTGGCTTTGTACGAAACCGAGTTCCTAGGAGTGAGACGGTAGTAAACGAATCCATCATTAAAACCAAAGCTCATGCTATACAAGGCTTGGTCTACATCGTCAAATCCGCTTGTAGTGATCTTGTAAATCTTGTCGCTTTCTTCCGTTTTCCAGGTAGGGCTATTAGAGTCACTGCCTCCAGTCAGGATTATGTCGTCTACAGATAAGGTCTCCGCAATTACTTCGCCATTTATTTCAACCCTTGTATACGGTTTAATGTTGCTTGGATACATGTCATAAAAAGGGACAGTGTATCCGTGCGTTTTATCGTCAGGAGTCAAAGAGTTAAACGTCGGTGGAGCAAAGCCGTTGTCAACCGTGTAAGGGAAATACTGTCTCTGAGTAGTGATTGGTAGGGAGAAGTTCTCAAGCTCTCCGTCACCTATGTCAAAAGAAGTGTATCCTAGCTGTGCGCTTGTCTCAAAGAGAAAGTTCCCACCAGTTTCCTTTGGGAACGCCATGTTCTCTACCACCTGATATTCAGCGGAGGTCCTGAAGTGGTTTTGATGAGTCGTTGGGGTAAATGGGTAGTCCTGATCGGGCAAACCGAAATACGTGTCGTCGTCTCGCAGCTCTGCACGAATCTTCAACACCTCGTGGCGACCCTCATACTGAATCGAGTAGATACGAAACTTACCTCCTTCAAAGTAGATAACGTCCTCAAACTTAACGCCCTTAAAATAGCGGCAGCGAATCTCGGCTTTGATCTTACCTGTTCGCTGTTCCTGGATACGCTCCTCCGAGGCGCCAGCAGAAGGCGTGCCGATGTATTTAAATTCGGCACCCACATCGCGCTTGATGATAGAGACGGTCTTAACCTTTTCCCCCGAATTGTTAACGGTCATAGATTCCCTGTAGAAGGAAATCTTGTTCTTCATGGCTCCCGGAGTTAGTACTGCCATTAGTAGCGCTTTACCGAGCCAAGCAAGCGCTGTACACCCTCCTTGACCTCCGTGGTGATACCTCCGAAAAACTCTGCCTCACGGTGTGAATCGTAGTGGCCTATCAACATGAGGGCTGCCTGAGTAAACTGTTTAGGCAGGTCCTTTACGTTCTCTCCTCCAGAAAGAACAATTTTATACAGGTCGTAGTCCTGGTCTTCATTCAAATCTTCTGGCGCTTCTGCCTTTGTGAAATCAATTTGAATAGGATAGCCTGTATTTCTAACCTTTGCTTTTGAGTCGGCATACGTTACGTAGCTACCTGAATCGTCCAGGTAGTCAATTGAGTCTACCGTATAGTCACCTGTTACGTTTCGAAGGGTTTGAATCTCGTTTGCTTCGAACCGATCTAAATAAACTGTGACTGTAGATTTCTTTGGCGTTTGCCCAGAAACTAAAGCATAGGTCGAGTCCTCGTGGGACGCAGGAGTGCTAGAACAGAAAACACGGTTCGTCACCGTGAGCATGTAGTCCATAGCCGACTCCAGGTAGGAATTGATAAGATCGTCAGCCTCCCCTTGCTCATAACGCAAATGGTCGCGAATAATAGACAAAGGCACTAAGTCTTCTGCGTAGTAATTCTGTGTGACGATTGTTTTCATTTCCTAGATTTAAAAAAGGGGGCGACCGCACTAGCCGCCCCCTTCCATTTCAGTCTTAGATTAATTATGCACCAACGCCAGTCAAACCAGCAAATGCAGCTCCCTGCAACACCTCAACGCTTCGGTATACGTTAGCGATCATTCGCGTAACGCCTTTGTCAGCATCAGTGTATGGATCCACAATGAGGTTTAGTCCGCCCCACGTACCAGTCACGAGCTGAGTCTTGTCAAAGAAGTGAGCGTCAGTCGCTGTCGCTTGAGAAGAGATGTATGACTCGTATCCCATGACAGTAGGACGCTTCGCGTCACCAGCGAACAACATTCCAGAACCAGCATCGTGGCTCAGGGCACGCAACGTGCGGTAAGCTGTAGTTCCAGCCAAAACCACGACGTTCTCCAATGGCACGTCAGCGGCCAACAGAGCAGCTTCCATGTCAAGCGGGTTTGCAGTAGCAGGAATATATGCAGTACCAGTGTATGCTCCGTCAATCTTGCCAATGATGTCTACGTTAAACTTGCGGTCGATAGCCGTACGAATCTCACGAGCGAGGAAAGCACCCATGTCGTCAGCAGACTGTGCCAACATCTGGTCAGTTACCTGAGTGTGAGCAGCGTAACGCGTTGGAGACAAAGTCTTGGCAGCAAATACTGGGTTGCTTGCGTCAACAGCAACAGCTTCGTTAGGCTTGGCCGCGTGGGTCTGACCGCTACTAGCTTCAGTCGCGTGGTAAGCATTCTGAACCTGGAACACGACGTCTCCAGTCAAGTTGCCCAAGTTACGGACACCCATCTGAGCAGCCAAATCATTTGGTCGGAACGACTCAACGAGACCGTTGTCTACCACGCCGATTGTACCACCAAATACGGTGTTTACGTCAGCAACAGTATCAGACACAGACATAGGCAGAGAAGAAGCACGCAAAATGAAATCAGGGATGCAAATACCGCCTGCTACGTTTACTTTTGCGTTCTGAAACTCGTTACGAGCTTCTTGGTTCATTTCAGCTTCGATACCAGTCAAGCGGCCCTGAGCAGCTTCTTTTACCATTTTGCCGAAGCTAAATTGCTTGGCAGCGCGAGCCTCTGAATCGCCGAGGCCCTGGACGAACGCGGGTGCGTTCTTTTTGTTTTCGTTTTCCATTGTGGAATTTTGTTTGTTTGATTTATTATTTCGAGCCTCGGTTGGCTCCTTTTTTTCTGTGTTAAACGCCTGTGAATATGGGTGTGGCAAAATTGCCGGGTCAATGAGTTCTTCTACACGCTCTTCGGTTTCCTCTTCCTCTTCCTCTTCGGACTTTTCCTCTTCTTCCTCTTCTTCTTCTTTCATCTCAGCACGCTCTTCCTCTTCTTCCTCTTCGTCCATCTCCTTTTCTTCTTTCTCTTTCTCCGTGTCCTCTTCCTCGTCAGTGTAGTGGTCTGGTCGCTTTTCCTCTTCCTCCTCTTCTTCGAGTTTACGCAACTCTTCTTCTACCTCTGAGTCCAAAAAGCTCTGCATAGAACGAAGAGCGACCTCTGTGGTTGGGTACGCGCCTTGAGTTGTTGGAGAGACGTCAAACAAGGTTTCTACCTCGTTAATGGTACGCATGTGAACACCGTCGTCTCGGCGCTCCCAGTCGTCGTCTGCAATCGTGAAGCCAAAGCTAGACGTAGATACATTACCCATTCGGATATTTTCAGCCAGGTCTTTTGCGTAGGATTGATTTCCTAGCTCAAACCGATACTTAAGACCCTTGTCATCGACTTCCAGTTCCAAGCCGCGACCGACACGGGCCAGTGGCATATTCCAGTCGTGGTTAAACAAAGCAACAGTGTTAGACATGTCAGCCTTGTCGAAAGCACCACGAGCGATACGCTCGGCAAACTTTCCGCCAATAACGGTCTCGTCCTCGAATCGTGCCGCGTAGCCCTCGACAACGACGTTTCCATTCTTTTCAGAACGGATCTCGAAGTCTGCGCTCAGCGACCGCTTTTCTAGTTTTTCCATTATTGGTTTTCTATTTTGTTGATAGTTTTCTCACACCATGATTTCATGCTGTCGCCACCCCAGGCAGCGTACATGATAGAACCGCAGATGTCCTTACCTTTTGCGTCAGTGAACTTTCCCTGATCGTACGTCTTTGCACGGGAAAGAAAAGAAAAGGTCCTCTTGATCGTATTAAGAGTGAGCTTCTCTCCAGACGCCAATTGACGCGCTCGAATCCAACCTACGCTAGTTCCGCAGCTCGTACCATTTTCTTCCTTGTGCTTCAAGGCAGCTTTGGCGCGGTTCTTAGCCGCCTGTGGATATCCGCCGTAGGTATTAGCCATTATGCTAAGTCAATAACTACTGAGTTTGTGATAGCTGACGTAAGTGCCGCAGCATTCGTTCCAGCCGCGTATCCGTACGTGATTTGCCATACGCCCTTTCCAACTCGTTGCTGCCAAGGTGAAGTGTCTTCGGCAGCCGTTGCAGCAGCTGTAACCAAGTCGTCAACTACGTCTGAAAGTGTTGAGATGTCAGCGGTGTTGTAAAGCTTCATAGCGTGTGCTAACTGATTTACAGCTGCCGTCTTATGGGCGGTAGTCACTGTTGATTGCTGAATATAAGCAACGTGTGTCGTGGACAACTCTGCCTTCACACCGTCTGTCCCGACGGCTGCTGTGGAGCCAGATGTGCGCACGTTATTTACTTCGAAATAGTGTGTAGGCATGTTTATTCTTTATTGTCTTCGGCTAAGTCCATCATGGCTTGGTTGTCCACTTCATCAACAGCCTGTGGATCGCTTTTAGAAACCACAGAAGCGGCGTAGTCAGACATAGCAGAAAGCGGTATTTGATTAAGTTGAATGTGATGGTTGTCACCCCCTTGAACAGGCGCCAGGCCTTCACGAGATCTGACCTCATTAATTGATAAAACACCGTCAGAGAGTAGGGAGTGATAATAGCTGGCCCTGGAAGTGGAGTCTGCCCGCAACATGGAGTCGATGTCGAACCTGCAGGAAAGACTGTTGTCGTTTCGTAAAACTTTCCGCTCGATTTCAAGTTCGATTCGGCGCACCCAGGGCAAAATGGTCCCTTGGAAGAATTGAAGCGTTTGTTGCTCATAGTTGTCATACGATGAATTCCCCTCCATTCCGATTATAGCGGGAGGAACCTGAAAGAACCGGGCTATCTCCTCAGAGGTGTACTTCTTGACTTCTATATACTGAAGTTGCTCCAAAGGCACAGAGAGCGGCTGGTAGGCGAAGCCGCCCCCCAAGATAGCGACTTTATGGGCATTCTTTTTGCCCATGAATTCTTGCCTCCAGCGCTCACTGGCCTCCCTCATCTGCTCTATCGTAAGCGGCTCCTTCGTAGTGAGGATGCCGCCGAGCATTCCACCATTTTCAAAGAACGTACTGCCGAAATTTTGAATCGACTTGGCGGTATTGAGGTTTTGGAGTTGGATGTTCGTCGGGTTTTTACCGCGAAACGCCTTGATCTCCAGAATCTGTTCCTGTGGGATAGGGCTAGGTGAGCCTGTGTAAGTGTACCAGCGGGTTCCGTCAAGCTCTAGCTTTGACTGAACCTCTGTAGCAGGAAGCCAGTAAATCTCACCGTCCAAAATGAGAGCCGTACCGACCCCGTATAAAAGCGCGTCACTGACGATCATTTGCCAGAATTCGTACGCACCCATCATAGGGTTTGGTTCTACAGCCATCATCCGGCTGACTGGGTGGCTAGGAAGTGGTCTTCGGATGCCGTCTTT